AGTATCACCCTTCTTGTAAAGACTAAGGTCAATGGATCGTGCATCAGTAATGATAGTGACATGAGTACGTGCTCTACTAATAGCAGTGTATAGATTCTTTCTATTGAGTAGATATGATCGTGACTTGTTCATTATGTAACACACTCGATTATACTCTGAGCCTTGTGATTTGTGTGTTGTGATAACATAGGCTAGGTCAAGATCCTTTTGTGGATTCATGTAGTAAGTTCCATGCTTCCCTTCCATCTCTAATGCAACAGGTATTGCTATTGTTTTGTCGCCAAAGTTAACAACGATGCCACTATCTGGAGTAAAGCTTTCTATGATGCCTGTCTCTCCATTGAATATATCTAATGGATAATTATTGACAGTGAAGATAACTTTATCTCCTTGATATACTCGTTGCTCTTCTATCTTTACCCACTTGTGTCTTTCTACTATGTTATATGTTTTGGATGATGGTTGTAGTAGTTGTTGAATAGCTGAGTTCATAGCCTCACATCCTACCCATCCTACTTTAGTAGGGGATATGATCTGATGTTCAGTGGTTCCATAGTCAATCTCATTAGCTAAGTTATCTTGTATGAAATCTAGTACAGCTTCTACTGGTTGCTCAGTTATCTTGATGTCAAAGTCTTCTGCTCGTTTAGGCATGTTACCTACAATGATACGATTACCATTAGAGATAATGTTACTATCATCAGCTTGACGATGTATGGTTTCTAATCTAATGCCATCGAACTTATCTAACATCTTTAGAAAGGACGATGGTTCTCCTTGTATTCTCTTGTTTGTTTCGATTGGTTGTAACTGGTTTGCATCCCCAAACATACGGATAACACCGCCATTGGGCATAGCATCAAGAAGGTTACGATGTACTTCAACATTGACCATAGCATACTCATCTACTAGGATTACCTTTGCATCTAATGGATTGTTACGATCACGTTTAGGATCAGTAGATACTAATGCTTTACCTGTGTCTGGATTACGTTCACCGGGATGTGGATATTCTAGTAACCTGTGGATTGTAACTGCTTGTATACCAGTTGCTTCAGTGATTCTTTTCGCTGCCTTACCTGTAGGAGCACATAGTACCACTGTCCTACCTTGTTTATATAAGTGACGGTAGACATTCTGTAATATAGTTGTCTTACCAGTACCAGCGGCCCCAGTAACAGCAACAATTCGCTTTGTAATATCAATACATTTATCAATAGCCTCAATCTGTGTCTCATCAAGCTGAAATTGATCATCGTCGTCGTCCTGTATTTTTGCTTGCAGTGAACTCATCGTCATCTCCTATGCTAATGCTAGTAGATGCAGTATCTCTATGTATCTTTAATTTCTCTGACACATGTACGGCACACCATCTAGTAAACATTGCTAATGTTACACCAAGGAGAGTAGCTTCATGTTTTATTGCATCGTACTCTGCATTAGTACAACGAACACGTAAGTTACCCCCACGTTTACCTGTGGAATTGGGACCGAAGCCTTGTGGAATTTCGTTAGGAGCTGCTATCGTTATTTTGAGGGGAGGTTCGTAGGACATTGGGACGTACCTTGTGTGATATGGAGGTTACATTATGTACTCTGAAACATGATAAGTTATCGGTAATTATTTGTTTTGAGTTAGCACCACAATGAATACAGTAATCAGATATTAGATTGTATTCATGGTAGGGAAGCTTAGTAATGTTTGTAGTCATATCATACTCATCCTTGTGTGTCAAGCATTAAATGGCACACAAAATAAATCCCCCTACTAATTATAGTAGGAGGACTATTTTTTATTATGCTAGTGCGATTCGTTTGTAGAAACTACCGACAGGTAATTCTCCTGCGTCTAGTTTATCAAGAACGATATCAGCATTCTTTTCTACACTATGGATTGTCACATTTTCTTTTGTTAGCATAAGAGTTTTGCCTGTTTCATCTTGAACAGACATGATTACATAAACAGGTTTGACTGTTCTTGTTATCTTCTTCTTTTCTTCGGACATATAGTCCTCCTTTTTGTGGAAATAAAAGAGTGAAGAGACTAAAGTGATGAAAGCGTAAATGCAATAACTCTCTAGTCTCTTCTACATACTACCAACAGGAATTAACTAGCATGTACTCGTGCAATTACAGCGCGAGTTACTCCTTCATAGGTGTCATGTTCGACTTCTAACGCAGCCTCCATACCCACCCATTCTGTGACATCAATCTTCTTGCTTAATGGTGCACCGATTGCTTCTATGAATCGCTTTGTACCATAACGAGCTTGAGGATTGTCTTCTAGTCCTACACGACGAAACACTAGAGTCATTCCGTCATCATTACCGTCTTTGTAATCGGCTGGGAACTGGTCTGCACCGATATGAAAGGCGACTGCGGCATACATCGTTCCGCGCTGAGATTCTTTAACCTCTGCATTACGAATAACACCTGTGTATTTACCACCGGGTAACGGCTCCGGGGCTTCTTGCTTATTAAGATCTACACTGAACTCAACTATTGAGGACATTTCTTCCATGATACTCTTCTCCTTTGTGGTATTGTGTGCTGTTTGCACTGGTTTGTGGAACTGATTATTGTAGTGTCATCCTAACTACCTGTCCAGCCCCGTTATGTGGTAGTTAGTATCTCGTGCACACACCATATATGGTATGCTATGGCAAGCTGATTTTCTTGCCTTTATTGTCTACCCAACTCTTGTACCAATCTTCTATTCCCTCACCCTTCCATAGCTCTGGACTAAAGTTCCAAGTAAAACTGGTATCACCATCTTGCTTAAACATGCGAGACTTCATTGGTTTCTTCATACGATTAGATCGAATAGTTATCTTACGATCTTTACCTGTATCTTCCATATGCCAAACTTCTGAAAGCTTGATTGGAATTTCCGACTGCATTTTACCACCTACGAGGATGCTAACCATCATTGCGCCAGTCATCTCGTCTTTAGATGGAGCATCTTCATGTGCAAGAAAGATACAATGTTTATTGAGAGCGCCTGTAGTTTTGATGACTGACATAATACCTTGCATAGTATAACTATTACGTCTGCCATAACCTTGTAGAGTTGGTAACTCCATAGATGCACCACGAACTTCTGATACAGCAAACTTGAGTGCCATCTCATTGAAGCTAGTAATACTGTCGAACACTACAGTTTGTATCTCAGGATGATCATCTAGTACTTGTTTGATCCCACCAGCATTGTCATGCTTGAAGGTTGCTACTTTACTAGGATTTTCCATACTAAAGTCTGCGATATAGATATCATCTTGATCCATTAGGGAGCTTGTACCATCAGGGTCAAAATTAACCCATAAGATAGGTCTAGGTGCTGTTGCTGCAATAGTAGTTTTACCACAACCACTTGGACCCCATATTACCATAGACATACGAGTTACTTGTGTCTTAGGTGTAGTTACTTCGATTGAACCTAATGATATCTTAGGACTATCATCTGCCATCGTCTGCTTCCTTACGTTTAATAGCTTTAATATTGTGTAGTAAACCTTCAAAGGTATTCATCATGTCACGATAGTCTGACAAAAATAGGTCGCCATAAGTATCATAACTGTTTTGAAAGATAGGACTGAATACTTTTTCTAGCTCAATAAGATACTGATCTGCTGAGATCATATCACCTTTATGATTATACATTTGCATTATAATTCTCCTTACTAATCAGGAAGTTTTTACCACCTATACATGTTCTATTAGGGGTGACCATTCATCTAACTCCATTTCTGCAATGATTTCTAACTTCTCTTCTTTAGTATCTGATGCACAGAATGGTAGGAATGAACATGATCTAAAGTATCTATTACAAGAGTGAGTATACATAGGCGCATCTGCTACATTATCTTTCCATTCTTGTTCCATTAGTATTGATGTAGCAAACCATGTTCCCCATTTCTCAAACATGATAGGCTTACGATTAACAGGTTCTTTACGTATACCTTCATGTGCATTCTTTCCTATTGGTATGCGCATTCCAGATACAATTGCATAAGTACATGGTAGTCCTGTGAATGTTTGACTAGCTATACAATAACCTGTAATTTGATTTGATAGT